ATATATTCCTTGTTTTTTCCCGAAAAATCCCAAATCCAGCGTTGCCACATCTTGTATGCGCTGTCGAGCGAGTAGTCGTCTTCCTCTACGCTGTGCCGTTTCAGCCAGTCCTGCAAGGCTGGCCGCGCATCCTGCCCAAGCCCGTACATCGTGCTGACATAGCGGCAGGCCGCATCTTTGTGGAACTTGAGCAGCAAGAAACCCGCAGCGTCCCAACTGTTTTTCAGGCGTGCCGCAAGGCGGTCGTGGACTTGGAGGGAGATGGTGGAAGTAAGCACCTCGAAGGCTCTTTCGTGGCTCACACGGCTGCGCAGCGGGGTGGTATTTATCAGCGAAAAAAGGAGGTCGCGGTTGGGCAGTAGTATCGGCTCTTGCCCATATTCGGCAATCAATACCCGCCGCGTGAGCGGGTGCACTGGAAGGATAATTTGTTGCATGTCGGGAACCGGATTAGATAGGCAAAAGTAATATAATTGCTTTGTAAATCAAAGTTCTTTCTACAAGAGAGGGGAATTATTATACTTTTTGGGGTGGGAAGCCTCCGAGGCCGAAAGGGGAGTATGTTAGTGGATATTTGCGCAAAAAAAATGCAACAAAAGGGGCGCGACAAAAAACCTATATCACCGACACCACACTCAAACTCACCTCTACCCTCCCGCCCGGGAGCAGGCGGTTGACGCGGATGGACTTGCAGAAATAGTCCATGCTGGCAATCTTGATCTTCTGATCGAAGGAAAAGGCATTGAGCGCGGTGAAGGGCAGCACGGCAGGGAAAGAGCAGTGCTTGCCGTCGCGGAGGATGCGGTGCCAGCCTTCCCACCACGTAGCATACAAGCCCTGTGGGCCTTGCCATTTCAGGCTGACAGCGCCGATGTTGGTGTCGCCGAGGGGCGTGTAGGGCATCGAGTTGGCGTAGGGGTAATCGCCGAGCGCAGCGGTGAACGAATTGCTGTACATGCCGCGATACCCGAGCCGCCCGGAGGCGTGTAGGTATATTCGATCGTGCCGACCGTGCCAGCGCGCGGGGTGCGCGTGAGGTAGGTGGTCGGTACGGCAGGGTACGAAATGCGCATCTCATCGGGCAAGGTGGGCAGGTTGCTTTCGAAGGGCGCTGGGTAGTTCGTAGTCTCAGTGTATTCGCCGAGGTCTTGGTAGCGCACCTCGTAGGAGATGGTGCTGAAGTAACTATAATAGGTCTGCTCGTTGGTGATGAAGTAGATGCCCGCCGCAGGGTTGGCGGCAATGAGGTTGGCGAGTTGGGTGTAGGTACCTGCAACGGTGGCGGGCTTGCCGAGGCGGGTGAAGTAGGTCAATGCGCCGTCGCCCTGGTCGGCATAGCGGAAGGCCGTGGGCGCTTGCTTGGTTTCGTGCGAGATCGTCAGCAATGAACTGACGTAGGCCGTCCAGTCATGGGCAGGCGGGCGGTTAATTAAGTCGCGCATGGCCACCAGGCGCAGCGTGCGCTTGAAAGGATCGGTGATGATCGCCAGGCAAAAAGTCTGACAGACAGCCTTGAGGAGTTCGGGGCAAGGCACATCCGGCACGTGGGCGGTGAGGTCGAAGTCGCGGTTGAGCGCCGAGTTGGTGTATAGGCTGTTGTTGTTGTACAGGTACAGCCGCCGCAGTTCGGGCGTGTTCTGGAATTCATTGATGAACGTATAATCCGTTCCGGCAAGGATGTGAATCCCGGAGCGTCGGCAGCGGGCGTGTAGGCTTGCGTGTCGGTGTCGTAGCGGTTTTGCCAAGCGCCTTCCATGCCGACCGAATACGTGAGAAAGTCGGGGTTGTAGATCGGGAAAAAACCGAAATCGTAGTTGAGCGGGTTGACGCTCGTATCTTTTGCGGTAGCGAGTGCCGCAGCGGTGTTGGCGCCCATTGATCGCGTGCCGCCGAGGTTGAGTTCGCGGATGCTGGTTTCCTTGATGGGCTGTATCAATGCGGCGGTGATGCTGAGGCTTATCGAGGTCGGATTGGCTTCGCGGACGGTCAGCGTGCCGTAGAAAAACGGCATCCCGAACGCGTATATCCATACGCCATCAATGGGCTTGGGCTTCGATGCCGCGTTGATCAGCGCGGGTTGGTCGAGTTCGAGGCGGTTTTTTGGGGTGGTTTTGACCTCGAACGGAAAACTATACGAACCCGGCAGGCTGCCTGCATCTGCACCGGAAAACAATGTGCCTTGCAGGTCGAACTGCAAGTTTGCCCCGTCGGAGAGGTCGAGAAAAGTGCCAGATGGCAAGCGGACTGCGTACATAGTTTTAATGACGAATGACTAATGACGAATGACTAATTAGGCGTTGATTTCGTCCTTCCATTTTTTGGAGAAGGTGGCTTTCGGCACGCGGCGGACAAGTCCGGGCATGTCGCCGGTGGGCTTGCGGATGGTGCGATTTTTCAGGCGGAAAAATGCGAACTCGGTGAGGTGCACGTCGCCGCCGGACTGGATGCGCTTTTTCAAAACATCGATGGCGATGCGGAGACATTTCTCCACGAATTCGGGGTGCAGTTCGGCAGCGGTGGAGGTTTCGGCTGACCATTCTTTTAAGTTGTACTCTACTGTTTCTTCTTGCATTGTTATTGATTTGAAAATGAACGGTTGCGGCGTTGCCGTTTGGCAAGCGCACGGGCTTTGCGGGCTGGTCGGTCGGGGTTGTAATATGTTTTGCCACCTGTGCTGGCATGAACCAAGATAGCCCCAAGGCGGGGATTTGGGGATTTGGGCAGAGACATATAGGGAATGTCTGCGGACATTGCATTGGCAATAAGAGCGTACTCTTGTGCTATTTTGGTATCCATTGTTAGTAAGTTGCGTTTTGATCCGTCCAAGCGGCACGGATGGTGAAAGATAATTGATGTAGGTCGCGGTCGCTCTGGGTGATGCCGTCGAGGCTTTTGGGTTCTACGATTACCCGGAGGAAGCGCTTGTTTTCGATGTCGCAGAGCCAAGCATCGGACAAGGGGAGTTGGCGCAAGTGCTGAAGGTAGAAGTCGGAGTCGTAGAGGCCGGTGTTGGCTTCCCAGCGCGGGACGCTGCTGGTGGCCAATCGGCGCTTGGTGGGCTGTCCGGCTTCGCGGGCATCGGTAGAGCCGGGCCAGCGCACGGTTTCGTAGGTCTCGCCTACGTTGTCGGCGCCCATCGTCTGCTTGCCGAATAAGCGGACAGTCTCCATGCCCCCTACCCCGTTCGAGACGAGCAGGTACATCGGCGACCATGCGTAGGTAAGCGAATCTACGCCGTAGCGGACGGTCAGCCAGTAGGTGCCGGGTGCGTCGGTCTGCTCCAAGCGCCAGTCGTAGGCGACGATGTACGAGCCTGCGGCGGTCGGCCCGGTGATGGGGGCTTGGTATAGTTTCGATTGCCGATAGCCGGAAGCGAACAGGTAGGGGGTGTCCTGCACGGGCGTGAGGCTGTTGGCCGTGAACGGGAAAAAGGTCGAGGTGGTGCCGTCTGACCAATACACGAGGATAGAAATTTTCACGGCCTCCCCGGTGGTGTTGGCGAGCCAATACACCCAATCCGGCTGCGTCGCATCGACGGGCTTTCGGAATTCGGCCTTGTCGCGGCGCAGGTAGTTGTGCAGCAAGCGGGTGACGGTGCCCGGCGTGAGCGTGTCGGCGCTGCGACCGCCCAAAATAGCAAGGTAGTCGCCACTGCGGATAAGCGCCTCGGCGGTTGGCGGTTGGCCGTACTTATCGGCTGTGCGGAGGTGGTACTTCTGTGCGCTCTTGGTCACCACCTCGGAGGTGAACGCGGGCGTAGTGGGCGCGATGCTGGTAGTAGGCGGCAAGTGCGGCACCAAGCCCGCGAAGGCGGGCGAGATGTCCACGATGGCATCGGTATCCGACACATCGTAAGGGGCATGGAGGCGCGACAAGCGGCTATCGGCAGACAAGTTTGCGCCGGTCGCCCATACCTCGATCAGGGCGCGAAGATTGGCTTGCAAGTAGGCGCCGGTGATGTTGTTGGGGGTGATGGTGATGTTGGTGCAGTTTTCGGTGGCGCTGGCCGTGATCGGCTCGACGCTCCGATAGGTTAAGCGGATCACCCGCGAGGTGCTTACGTTTGCTTCGCGGGTAATGAGGAAGGCATTGGAAACGGTCTCTTGCTCGCGCAGCGCGGCGGCAATGTAGTCGGCATAGACGTCGATGCCCATCGCGCCTTTCACCTCGATGTCGAGGGGGCTGGCGGTGTTGGTGGTCACGAAGGTGAATTGCACGGAGTTGGTCAGCCATACCAGAGTGAATTGCTGCCCTGCGGTGGGGCCGGTACCTACAACCAAGATGTCGAAATATGGCGGTGCCGAGTTGATCTGATCGGTGCTGACCTCGACGTAGATTGGTTCTTGCGAGAACGCGATGGCGGGTGGCGGTGTGGCTAACGTAATCATAGGGCGAAGATGGAGGGAAGGGAGGAGGGGGGGTAGGACAAGCGATGACGGCCCCCGACCCCTAAAGGGGAGGATGTTTCGTTTTGTCATCCCGTTAGGGAACCGTCCATGGCGTGTAGGGCGTGGACGGTTTCCTAACGCAATGACAAAAAAAACGAGGCGTGGACGGTTTCCTAACGGGATGACAAAAAAAACGCAGCGCACAAACAAAAAATCGGCCTCCCCGCACGTTAGCGGAGAGGCCGGTTGAACATATAATTATAACCCCATGTGCTTGACTGGGGCAAAAAAAACGGCTGGAAGCTGTGCCCCCAACCGTCAAACCCCAAAAACCGTTGCGAAGGTATGGAGTATTTTTGTCTTTCCGGAAGAAAGGGGCAAAAAAAACGCTCACTTTCCAGCGAGCGGAACAATAAACGAAAAACCAAATGAAAACAATGTCTTGTGTTTGGGTGGTGGACTCCCCACCCTTCTTTCTTGAAGCACACCCTCGTCGGTTCGAGGCATCGGCGGTTGTCCTTCCCGCTTAGCGGCTCTCGCCGCCGGGCCCTTCTTAGTGTCTTAATAGCCCGCTGCCAGCGTGGAGAATGGGTTAGAAATGCAAAAGTTCCCTGACGGGATGACAAAAATGTCGCAATCCGGTGCTGGCAGCGGGTTTTGTTGTGCAAAGATAGTGGTTTTATTTTTCACACCAAAAAAAAACCGCGTGAATGTTTGGGGTTGGGGTAGATATACGCTATCGTGTACTGATAGAGTAGTACATCGTAGCGTATATCCAAGAGTTCTCGGAAATTAAGTAAATGGAATACTATCTAAACCAAGTTCAGCCTCAACCAACCGCTCGACTTTTCTTAATTCATTTTGCACGGCTTCGTGCAAAATGGCATCAAGCCGCAAATTATGCTCCTCGCAAAATATGCGTTTTTGGTAATGAAACTCGTGTCTTTCACGAATTTTTTTCAGCAATTGAGTTCCAATTTTTTGCCTCATAATAAATATAAAATTCCGAGAACAATGGCTTCCCGGCCATGCCCGCCAATGGCCTAACGCAAAGCCAAACGCGGCGGTCACAGGCGGGAAGCCCAGAGTTAGCGCGTATTTTGTGCCTCGATTTCTTTCAAGGCGGTTAGAAAATCTTTGTACGTGGTGAGCAGCCGACAGGAGTCTGGGCAACAGCCCCACCCTATTATGCGCTCGGTTATTGTTTTGGCTTCTTGGTAGCCCAGCCATAAGGCCAACTCCGAGAACTTACAATCCGAGTAGCCTTGCTCTCGGTATATCGCCTTAGATGGGTCGGGCTGCATGGCTTGGATTTTTTGTATAGCGGTGGCTGGATCGGTGGTCATGGCGTAGAAGCGGGTTGTGGTGATCTCATTCCGTGCAAGTACTCTTGGTAGGTAATCTGGGTGAGGTCGGGGTTGATCGTGTCCGGGGCCTCGATGTAAAATGTGCCGTTGCGGAGGGCTACGCCGGGGATTTGCATCTCATTGCCGTTTTGGATGATGGCGACGATCTCGCTGTTGAGGACGACCGGCAAGCCTTTTATCTCGGCGATTTTCGCGTAGTTGCTTACGGTGTTTTTGGGGAAGTAGCACCCGGGGAATACCTGTTTCCAGAGTCCCGGCTTTAGTGGCAGCATGAAGGCCGAGATGCCACCAGCGGCATTCAGCACGCTGCGGAAGATGACGCTGGCGCCGTAGCGCTTGCCGATTTCGACGGCTGCAAGGTTGGCCACCCGGCAGCGCTCGAAAAGGTCGAGGAGTTTGGAGTGGGTATCGGATTCTTTCTTTACTTTGTAGTACATGTTGATTTGCTTTTGTTGTCATCCCGTTTTTTGTCATTCCGGTAGGAATCTGTCCGGGTGTGAGGTGTGGACGGGTTCCTGCGGAATGACAAAAAAAATGAGATGGCAAACGAGATGAAAAAATATTGCTACGCTTTGGTAAGTTTTCTGGCTTCTTTTCTGGCTTCTTTGCGGGCTTCCAGTACTTCATCGGTGTACCGCAGCAAATAAAAGAAGATGGGCTGATTGTCCCAGTCGGCGATATTTTTGTCTCTGTACATCTTTTTTATTATCTCTCTGGTTTTTTCTGGCGTGTAGCCAGTATCCAGCCCTGCGATGAAGTTGTTGATGGTGGCCAACCGCAGTTCCCGTTTCTCGATGACCTGGGCATGGCCTAAGAGGGAGGTGTTGAGCCATATTTCTCTGGTATCGCCTACATGATGCCGCCCAGAAAGCCGCAGTGTGGTGAAATAAGTACCATCTAACTTGTTGTTCCAATTCGTTGAAAATTCAAATAAGTCCATGTCGCGAGTAGTTTATTGGGTGATTCTTGATTGTTCTTTTTCGATGCAATCTGGATTAGAGCAGCAATCGGCTGCATCGTTGTGCCAGTCGCAGGGGGCATCCTCAAGTTGGCAGGCGGCTTCGTTGGTGCAGCCGCAATGGCGGCAGGTGTGCACGACCTCGATGTCAAGGGAGGTATCTTCAACCATGTAGCGGATGCCGGGAATTTTTGGGTGTTCGCTGCGCTCGATGCGGACAGCGAGGCCGTTGTAAATGTCGCACTCCCAGTGCCAGTCTTCTATGATAAGGTCATTCCTTAGGTCGTCGGCATCAAGTGCGGCGTCGAATGCGGCGGCATCATCTACCGTGATAAGGATGGTGGCCGTTCTGGTAATTTGTCGGCGGTAGATGCCGGGTTTGATAACTTCTGTCATTGCTGTGGATTTGAATTTGTGTGAAAAATGATTTGTGTGAATCTATTGAGGCCGGTGAGGTCTAATTGTTCGTATAGCCCGCAGTTGATCTGGATGGCATGGTTGATGGTGTCCACCCCGATGCCGCGTTTGCGGAGGAGGTGGACAATGTTGTAGCGCTTTTTTCGATTTTGACGATCAGTCATGGCATTGATTTTGAAATTTTGATTGATTTGCGGAGGCAGACCCCCCTACCCTGAAAATGTGGCTTTGGACTGGACTTTTGGACTAATGGCGGGAGAAATGCCCCTAATCCTTTGTTAATCAATGTTTTGCGTTAGTCCAAAATGCGACCAAATGAATTTTCGTTTTGGACTAAACTTGTTTTTTTTGGTCTTTTGGACTTTTGGACTAATTTGGTCGAGTTTTGGACTAAAAAAAAGGCTTGTAAGTTGTTGGCTTTTAGAGGTTTATATATATTTAGTCCAAAAGTCCAAATGCAAATGCCTTTTTTATACAGGGGTCTTTTTTAATAAAAGAAAAAAAATAAAAGGGAGTTTCCGCCCTTTTATGTGTGGTTTTGTCGCTTCTACCCTATTTTTGGGTAGGAGGTTGCATCGAAGTCCTCGTCGGCGACCAGCAGATATTCGGTGCCGGAAATCTTCAGTCGGCCATCCGTGCCGTGTACGGGGTTGAATTTCAGTTTTGCATACTTGCAATACTGCTCCACCTTTTCCTTGAGCCGCTTGGCGTTCAGGTAGTTCTTATCCGCCGGGAACTGTTGTAGGTAGTCGGTCAGGATGCGCGTTTTGGCGACGGCCTTGTTGCGGTAGCAGCCGGAGGTGTCGTCGGTGGCCATGCCGAATGGGCTGTAGGCCTCTTCGGACTTGGCGAAATAGACCTCCGCAAACTCCAAGAAGTTTTCCCCTATCTGCTGGCGCAGTTTCCTGCGCTCGATGTCGCCTTTCGGGATGGTGTACTTGTTCAGGTCGCTGTAGCGCAGATACACCTGCGCACAGGTGGCGATGAAATTGTAGTACATATTCCAATCCTGCCATTCCCAGTCCGCAAACATGTTATGTCCAAACATGTCGCGGGGCGTGCGCTGCCCGTTGAAGTAGTCGGAAAAGGCAATCTGGTACTGGCGACGGGTGAAACTATTGCCTTCGCCGTTGAGCATGTGGTTGGTGACCACCCAGATCGGCACAGGTGCGACGCGGTAGGCTTTCACGCCTTTGCCGTTCACCTCGATGCCGGTGGTGATCTTGGAAAACAACCACTCGAAATTGAAATTGACGCGGGTATCGTCGAAGATGATGGCGCCGGTACGGTCGTCCACTCCCTCGAAGGCGTGTTTGTCTTCTTCGAGGTTTGGTTTCTTTCCATCCACCACGAACGTGGGGAATACGTTCTGGAACTGGGTGGCGACAATTGATTTGCCCGTGCCGCCTTGTGACTTCCCTACTGCGCTCTCTTGGCCGTCCATCGCAATGATGGCCTTCATCTGTGAAAGGTCGCGGAAAGGCTGCAAGGTGTAGCCGATAGCCAGCATCTTGCAGACAAGGTGGGTTTTCAACTGTTCCAACTCGTCAGTGGTATATTTTTCGGGATGGTCGCGGCTGATCCAGCGGTCGTTGCCGTCTTCATCCTTAGCCAATACATCCCGCTTGCGCCACCAAAAGTCGGAGGTGGCCAGCAAAAACTGGTAGAACTCGCAGTCAGAGGTTTTGGCCTCTTTGCCTGCGTTGGAGAACTTCACCTCTTTCACGCCCCACGTTTCTTCGTGCTGCCCTTTGACGCGGCTCACCTCCAGCATTGGTTTCCCGATGTACGTCGGCTCAAACGGGATGATCTTAGACTCCCAAATATTTTTTTCGATGTCGGTGAGCGGGTGCTGCTCGATGCCGTCGGCGGTGATCTTCCAGTAGCCGTTGCGGAAAACCAGCGTTACCGCGTCGCGCTCCGGTGCAAGGAACTCGGGCGAAGAGTACCACAAGTTACCCAACTGGTTAGGGCCGAGATATTGGGTGCCGCCGCGCAGTAGCATGTTCAGCACATCAATCCTTCCCAACTCCTCGGTGAAGTTTTTGAAGAACTGTTGGATTTTATGGGGCGTGACTTCCCGCACGATCTTGTTTTCCGTGCGGATCATCCTATACTGGTCTTTTGCAAACTCATATAGGTGAAAGCCGCGATTGCGCAGGAAAACAAGTGATTGGTAGTAGTTGAAGGATAGTTCGGTTTTCACCCTCCCACCCCGCTCTACTTCGTTCTCTGTCCAGAACTGTTCGTGGGGCAAAATCTTTTCCACCATTTCGGGCAGCCCCTCCTCATTGATCCGGTACCGGAGGCCCTTCACCTTAAACTCCTTGCGGGTGGCAAGGGTTTTCAGGTGCTTTTTCAAAAATTCCTGCGTGTTGTGCAGATTCCATAGTTCCAGCAGTTTGTGTTCACTTACCGTGGTAACGTTCATGGCGCCTACATACGTGCCTTGTCCGTCGCGGGCGATCATGGAGGATTCAACGTCGGCCATCAGCCCTGCCTCTTGGCCTTTCAATTGGCGGGTCAGTAGGTCGTCCATGCCCTTGTGGGCTTGATCTTTGCCGTACATGAACCAGATGTTCAGTTCCAGCCCGCTATTTTTGTAGGCGTAGAAGTAATCGCGGAACTTCTTGAGCGCCGAAAAAAACGACCGCGGTCGGAAGTCCACGTCTTCGCCTTTGCCTATATCCTGCCAGTCGCTATCCACTACGAACGCCACATTTTTGACGCCGCACTTCTTGATGATCTGCTCAAACTGCGAGGTCATGGCCTCATAATTCAGGTTATTGATGCCCATCAGCCCGGTGGTCATCATGCCCGAATTCGTCATTTTGTCGGCTTTCTTTTCGCCTTCTGATACGAAAAGCGTGTCGAACTGTACGCCACCCGCGTAGGCTTTCAGCAAACCCTGCGGCAGCCATAGGGCGCTTGGAGAGCCGAATGGGCTGCGGTATTTCACGGGCTTGCCGTCGCGGTCGAGGTGCAGTGCTGGATTGGCGTAGCGCACCCGGACAAGGTTGCGGACGTGGCCTTGTTTGTTGCGCCACTGCATCGGCTGCCCATCGAGGCCGAGGTAGTTTAGCACCATGTCGTCGCCGGCAATGACCTTGCCGTAGGTGTCGAAACTGCCCACCTCGTAGCGGTCGCGCTCGACGGTCTTAGTTGCATCAACCTTCTCCATCCACTTCTGATCGGCCAGCGCAATGCCAGATTCGAGCAATTGTAAGTCACGAAACTTTTTAGCCTGTGCGCCTGGTATCCTTGCTGCCCTTTCTTCCAGCGTAGGGATTTCGATGTGGTATTTTTGGGCGAGATAGTTTAAGGCGGTCGGGTAATCGTAGTTCTGGGTGACGGTCAGGAAGGTCACAGCCCCGACCCCGTGCGCGTCGCACCCATTCATGAAGCACTTGAATAGGTTTTTTGGTTCGTTGATGGAGAACTTGCCCTGCGACATACAGAGCGGGCAGTTGCCTACGTAGTCTTTCCCCTTCTTTTTGATCTCTGGCAGGTACTCCTGCGCCACGTCAAGGAGGCTGGCAGCATCCTTGATTTTTTCGGCAATTTCGTCTGGTATATAGTTCTGTGACATATTGTTGAATTGAAAATGGGCTGTAAAAGTGTGGTGATTTGGGGTTTTGAGAAAAGTACGCAGGTGCTTACTGTGCTTCCCGAACGGTCGCAATTAGTTCCCGCGATGGGCGAACCTTTAACTTGTTTCGGCTGGTCAGGATAGTGTCAGCGGGCAGGTTGATTTTAAATATTTCCAGTTCCTGCCGCCCTGATTTTGTGGTCCGGGCAAACTCGAGGCTTACTCCTAACCTCCCGGCACTTGCCTTTTGGGCAAGTACGTAAGCCTCGTGCGCTATACAGTCTATCACATCAAGGTCGATCATGTTCCCGAACAAAGGATGCGCAGGCGCGTTGGCGTCTTTTACAATGTCGCCCAGTGCGGTCAAAACGGCCTTTACGGTTTTGGAACGGTCTTGTATGTGGATGGTAAGTATGTACATTGGATGCTGATTTGTGTGTAAAAAAAAGGTGGTTTTTTGGGGTGGTCATTAGTCATCAATGGCATTTGGATCATCCTTCAGGAGCGTATCGAATGCCCTTTGGGTGGCGGCTTTGGAGGGGTATCGGTCGTAGAGCCGCCATGATCCTGGTGTGGTGTCGCAAATCCAGATGGATTTGTCGTCCAGTCTGGCGCGGTATAGTTTGTATCCGGCGAGCAATAGTTTTTTCCTTGATTCGTATGTCATGGCTTATAAAGAAATTAAGTCGTAATAAACCTTCATGGCTTCTGTGTGGCCTTCGATTGCTTGCATGCAGATATTGTGCGTTTCAAGGTGTTCTGTATATTCTGCCTGCAAGTTCTGCAGGAGTTCTTTGGCCTGTCCAATCTGCTCGCATAGCCGTGGGCACTGTTGCTGTGCATATGCGGCCTCGATGGCGATATTTTTTAAGTATTCTGCCCGGAGGCTATCTACGATTGTAAGTTGCTGTGACATAATTAGATATTAATTGTGAGTAACTGTTTTTGTAAAAAGCAGGCGGTGGCTCTTTCGCACACCACCTGCGGTGCTAAATATTGATCATGAAAAAAAGAAATGGAAGGCTACTCTGGGTCGCAATAGACCAAGTAGGCGATAAATAATGTGAATCCGAAAAGTAACATGGTACTACAATTAGAGTGTGAAAAGATAATTGTAGTGTTCGTTCATAGTTCCCGCTGTGGACGGATCCCTAACGGGATGACAAGCGCAATGACAAAAAAGGGGCATGGATTAAAATCCGGGCGGGAAACACTAACAACCCGCCCGGGGTGATGTAGTTTTCTCTCTTAGTATGCAGTGATTTTCCTACTGCTGATCTCGCTCCTGATGTGGTTGGGCAGTTGTTGATACCACCAGCAGGTGTCTGGGCGGCTTACCACTATGTCGAAACAGCAGTCGGTCAGTTCGAAGCCGTACCGCTCCCCTACCCTGTGGTCTATCTCGACGCCGAGGAGCGAATCCCCTTCGAAGTCGAGGCACATTGTATAGTGCTGGAAAAATAGCCACTTTGTTTTCCACACTCCTTCTGTGCCTGTCTGGGTGCTTTGCAGCGTGCCGAGTTGGCGGGGTGTGGTGTGGTCGTAGGTGATGGGTTGGTTGTGGGTTTCGGCGGTGCAGGAAAAAAGCAGCGCAATCAGTGCGAGTATTGGAAGGATGTATCTCATTTCGGCTTAGTTAAAAAGTGAAATAGCATACTCCCAACGGTTAAGCCCCTTGGCTACTGCATCTGAAACCTCCCCTTTTGTGGAGCGCTCTTGGTATTTTTTCAAGTTGCTGCGCACCCCTGCCAAGTCGATGGTGCCTACCTGCCCGCCTTGTTTGACGTATTGAAGCCCCACGACCTTACCGTTGCTGGTGATGGTCTTAAACCCGTGTCCGGCTGTCTGGACTTGTCCAGACAAGTCCAGACGGGGTTCTGCGGTTAGATGGAGTTCGATGGGTGGGGCTGATGCGGGCAGGGTAGAAGTCGCGGAGGCGGTTGCGCTGGTGGAAGCCGGAGCAAATGCCCTTGTTTTGGGCATCGGGTGGCGGTTCTCCATTTGCGCTACCGATATGCGCTCCTTATAGAAAGATACATCGCCGCTTGGCTTTGGCACGCTTACGATGCCATGATCTTCCAGCAGTGTGCGGCGCAGTTCAAACACGGCAATTTCTTCGTCGGAGTCGCCAAATTCTACCACGTTTTTCCAGTTGCGCTTGATTTTTTCCATTTCGTTGCTGCCGGGGGCGGGTTTGGTCGGCGGCATAGGCTTAATGGCAATCCTGTCGGCGGCATAGGCTGTGGCTGATACACCATGGCTATTATAATCTCCCGGAGTCGCCACCACCGTACCATCGAACGATTGCAGGGGTTTGTCCGGAGATAAGTAGCGGTGTATCCATACAGCAGCCTGCAAGCCGCGACGGTTCATGGCGTCGCCGATGGCTGTCTGTATCCGTTCGATGAAAGAGCCGTGTTGATCCAGCACCGTATAGTTGCGCACTGGCAAAATGCCGGACATTACGTTTATTCGGACACGGGCATAGCCCAAAGCCCCGATGGCCAGCAAGAAAAATAGGGAGATCAGCCAAGCGTAGCCATCTACTTCGCCCAATTCGGCTTCGTAGCGTTCGCGTTCTTTGGTGTTGTGCCCGTCCACCAGTTCGACCTGTTGGCCGTGACGGCTGCCAAGATTGCCCTTAGCAGTGTTGTAGTCGGCCAGCGCCTTGGCAAGTGCATCGGATTTGCCCACGTTGGCCTGTTCCACTTTTTTGCCTCGGCTGGTGTTGAGCGTAGCGATATTGGAGTTAACCCAAGCCCGGTCGTTGTCGCTCATGATCTGCTTGCGCTGCCAAGCGCCGATGGAGGCGTCCACGCTTTTGGTGGCCGTTTCTTCGGCCTTCGCATAAGACTGCTCGATGCGGGTGACCTCCTCTTGGTAGTCTGCCTTTAGGGCGGCGATGGCTGCTTGGTGAGAAGAGTCGAGCGAAACCGTAGTCTTTTCCACTACAGGGTCAACCTGTTTGGTCAAGAATTCGGTTGCGCCTTTTTTCTCGGTAATGAGCAGTACGATCATAATGCCGATGGGCAGGAAAGGGGAGGAGTCGGTACGGGTGTCGGAGTCCAGTTTGTCATACCAGAACGTTTCCCACGTTACCCGGAACAGGACGTGCAGCACCACAAGGATAAGGCCAGCGATGCACATGATATAGAATGGCGGCACGCCCAACTTAACGAGGCTTGAGGAAAACAGGGCCGTCCAAGCGGCAAGGGCAAGGGCGGTGTGGCCTGCTTGCAGTAGGGTTTGGATAAGCCCGTACACGCGCCTCTTTGGTGCGTGGGTAGAAAAGTACGCCCGTTGCTCAGGCGTTTCGGGTTTTGTCCACATGGACATCGATTTTTGCCCCGACGGGGCATTTGGAAAATGTTGCATGTTTTTGCAAAATTTGTTGGTGAAAAACTGATAATTTTGCGGATTGCATTTTTGTTGGTGCAATCCGACCTGTGCGCTCTGATAAAGCGTGCAGGTTTTTTTTTGCGTTTACGGTGGACTTCTCATGTCGCGTGTGTTTTTGAATGTGAAATGGATTATGGAGTGGCAAGGAGTAGGGCAGGGTCGGTGTAGATGGGCATCCCTTCGAGCAAACGCTCCAACATTTCTACCTCATGGTAACTGGTCTTGATTACCTTGACGGCTTCCTGCAATATTTCTTTGTCGAACCACGTCCCATATAAAACTGCCCGGACCGTTTGGTCAGGTCTATCGGTATTTTTGGCAATGAGTGCCACGCTACCTGTCGGTATTCGCTTATGCAGCGCAATTGACTTTACCACGCTACGGATTTCTTTTTTTGTATCTGACATAATTATATTTTATTTAATAAAATTTTTTTACAAATAAATTGTACTAAAAAAATGCTGTATCTTGCTTCAAAGGTAGGAGCATAAAAATGTAATTTGCAAATTTTTAGTACAATTTTTTTACTAAAAATTTTGACATAATTCTATCTTATTGGTAATGAAACGATTAGGAGAAAATTTAAAATTAGTACTTAAGCGATTTGACTGGTCTGCTGACGATTTTGGCCGTCGGTTGGGCATGGGCAGAGGTGCGGCAAAAAACTGGGTACTTGAAAAATCTGAACCTAGCTTAGACAAATTAATACAGATCGAGCGGATGACGGGCGTAGGGATAAGCCGCCTTGTATTTGGGGAGATGGATTTCTACGAGTTGCCGCTGGAGCCGCTGCCCGGGTGGCGTGAGGCGACAACGGTATCGGATGAACTGCTGGCAGTCGCTGAAGATGCTCCTGCATACGTGCCTCCTGCTCCTGAAGCCTTGCCGCTTGCTGCTGCGCTGGTGGACATATCGGCGCTGGTGGCGGAGGTGGCTGCACTGCGTGCTGATCGGGAAAGGGATCGGGGCAGGATAGAGGAGTTGGAGGGGCTGGTGATGGGGCTGATGAAGGCTTCTGTACCTCCGAACACATGACTATGAACGAACTCAGAGTAGGAACTATAAACTGAGTTATATGCAAGAAATCAATTTTACGGCAATCGATTTTGAGACTGCCAACCGGAAAAGGACAAGTGCTTGCTCTATAGGGCTGGCGAAATTCAGGGCTGGGAAACTGGAAGATACTTTTTACGAACTCTTATCGCCTGATGAGGGTATTTTTGAGGCCATAAATATGGCCATACACGGGATCACTCCAGACTGCGATTCGATTACCAAAGCGACGAGTTTTCTTTTGGTAGGGGATCAGGAGAAACATCTTGCCAATTATGGGAAGCCATCGTCGAAGATGCTGAAAATGATTGACTATAATGCCCGAGGCTGTAGCATAGAAATATTGAGCGAGGCCGAGTTTTTGGACTTGGCAAAGAGTGGAGACGATATGTTGCTGTACTGATGCGGGTTTTTGGGGCTTAGGAAAATAAGGAATGACAGGATTTTTGGCAGGGTTTTGGGCAAATGCCTGAAATCCTGTCATTTAGGTCTGCCGAAACTCTGCCAGTGGGCATATATGCGGGTGAATAGTCTGGATGAACTGTGCGTTTTCGGGGTGGAAACGGCGGTTTTTTTAGGCGCAAGTGGGGGATAGGGGAGGGTGTGTAGTCCCGCCTCCCGCACTTTTTTAACCTATTTTACCCGCGTACATGCTTAATAATCAAGCATTTACGCGGGTTTTTTATTTTTTTGGAAACCGATTATTGGCAGACTTTTGGGCAGAGTTCACAACTCAACCAAAAAAAAAATGTCCAAACACGAACAAACAAACGAAATCAGATTGGTCAGGGGCAAGATATGGTACATCGAATACCATGCTCCGAACCGCCGCAGGGTGACGTTCGATATGAATCGAGCGAAATACAAGAAAGACCCTGCCGCACGCGAGGCGTATGCCTTGCAGAAATTAGCCGAGATACAGAAAGATTTGGCTCCTGCGCCGAAAAGCGCCAAACCGGTCACGGTGTTGGAGGCCATGGACATGGCCCTGGGGCTGAAATTGAAGTCCGACCGCGAGTACACGCATAGCACGTACCGCTCGCAGCACGGGATTTTCTGCACGTACCTAAGAGAAAAGGGGATGGGGGATTTGCCCGCCACTGCGTTCACCAAGCAGATGGCCATGAAGTATCTGGATTGGGTGCTGCTCGAAAAACCGACGAAGGCCGGAAAAGGGGTGAGCAATCGCACCTATAATAATTACATTACGAATCACCGGGCCTTATGGACGGAGGTTGTCAATCGGGAAATAGTGCCGAAAAATCCGTTCTCGAAAATTTCGGAACGCAAGGCCGAGCAGAAAAAGCGCATCGTTATTGATGCCGACGAGCGGGATGTAATTATTGCCGATGTGTACGAGGCACACAAGCCGCTTTTCCTGTCGATTATCTTACTGACCTATTGCATGATCCGGATTGCCGAAATGCGCCGGCTGCGTTTCTGCGATATTGATCTGGAAACGGGCGTGATTTCGATGTCGGGCAGCCAAACGAAAAACAGGGAAATTGGGGTGGTGACAATCCCTGCGGATATTATACAGGTAATCGCGCCTTACGTTGAGGCGCAGCCGCCGCGCTGGTTGATTTTCGGCGAGTATTGCAAGCCGCATCCAACTAAGCCGTGTGGCCGCAATACGCTCACGTGGCAGTTTCGAGAGCATCTTATCCGACTTGAGAAAGCGGGGAAAATTAGAAGCAGGGTAGGGTATTCGCTCTATTCATGGAAGGATACGGGCGGCATGGCGATGGTGAAAGCGGGACTGGATATTATTACCATCCAATCCCACTTTCGGCATAAGGACTTGGGGACGACGCAAGTATATCTTCAATCGCTTGGCGTGGTGAAGAAAGATATAAGGGCGTTGCCTTCGACTGTTTTCAAGTTGCCCTTAGAATAGCCCAACGGCCCCCTTTCTATCAGGCGAAATTACGATGGAATGCCCGGTCGTGTTCGCTACCGCATTGCAAGGCGATGCCGCCCACACTGGGTATTTTTCGGCATTAGACCGTAAGAATACTTGCAACTCGGCAAGGTACTTTTTCCCTTGCGCTTCAGCCGACTCTTTCAGGGCAAGGATAGCGTTTTCGTGGACGTTGTTGGTTTGGTTTCGGCGGTCGTCGAAACCATCAGTCTGGCTTACGACCCTGAAGCCGTCGCCATCGATGACAATCCTATGGTGTGGTATTGCCTTAGCAAGTCCAAGATGGGCAACTGCCTTGCGTACCTTATCGCGCAGCAGCGCATTGTCTTCGCTTAGCGTGCCGCCTGATGTTAGCGCCTCGAATGTTTCCCCGCATAAGATCGGGAACAACACATCTTCCTCTACTGCGCGGATATACTTGATGATGCCAAGGAAACTGCGACGGCTTTCTTGGATGTTCAGGAAGGCATTAAGGTCGGCGGTCGTAGAGAAAAACGCGCTGCCCTTTGCCTTGTAGGCTGCTGAGTCCTTGAAAGTATCGAAGGCAGCGTTGCCTGCCACCACCTGCTTTTCAAGGAAGGTCAGGAGCAGGTCAAGGAACCTGTCTCCGTTATCCACCGCGCTGCCGCGTAGCGCCTTCCAAGACCATTGCGACATGGGTTGCCCCGAGCCTTCTGTCGGGGTATTCTGCACCGCGCCGATGCTCGCCACGATGCCAGTCTTCTCGGGAAGTATGTGGTAGATGGCATAATAGGCGCTTGCATCTTGCAGATAAATAAGCGCTTTCTGCATTTCTGTGCTTAGCGTAGCCCCTGTATTGTACTCGCTCGCCAGTTCGGTATAGAATTCTTCTCCGAGATAAGGGACAATGTACTTTTCTGTCGCCTGTCTGACCGCAGGGGACAGTTCTTGCCAAGCCATACTGCGGTTCACTCCGCTGTAATGCTCGCTGAAATTAGTATCCCCGATTTCGGCGGGGTTTGATGGTGTCGGGTTTGTGATCTTGAATACGATTTCCATATGTAATGTGCTGTTTTTTACGGCGTTGCCACCACGAAAAAATATATATTGTGCCATCTGCGCTCGCTTCCCTGCGGACGCGGATTTGCTTTTTCTTAATTAATTCCGGGAAATTTTCCCGGTTATATGCTTAACGACTATACGCTGACATGGCGGGGCGCATACCTTGCTTAGCCCTTAGCCCATACTTTTGGCTGATGTAGTAGTCAACCGTATCGGTGAAGTGCGGCGCATGTTCTTGCGAGAACAATCTGTCGCGCTCCTTCCCCTTGTCTTTCTTATACTCTTCTGTGACTTTGGTCACCTGCATGGCTATCATCATGTCCTTGCAGGTGATTTCATTGATCCGAAGGATAGGGTGATGCGGGTTGGTTTCCCCTAACACCTCATTCATCTCGGTGTTCCTTTCTTTATGCTGCTTCTCTTGTATCCTTCCGACACGTATCTCGACGCGCCAGCCCTTCGCTTCGAAATGGCGCTTGATCTGCGAGTATAGTGTTTCTGTCGTGTCGGCCTTGGGATCGTGGCCACGTGGCTCCCCCCATATGCGTACCAACTTGGCCTCGTGGTTACGGTAGTGCGAGATGATCTTATCACACAGTTCCGCAATCTTCCCTTCGTCTGCCTTGACGAAGAATTGGTGCAGACAGAACTCGTACTGCCTCCCGGCTGCCTTGCGCCCTTGCCAAGCGCTGGAGCAGTTGAACCAACCCGAAAAATCGAACGATAGGTCGAGCAACTCTTTCGGGTTGTAGTTAGGGTCGGCCACGCCGTTGGTGATGATCCCGCGATCCCCTTCGCCGTATAGGTACTGCACGGTGTAGCCGTGTATATCAGGATTGAACCGATGATAGAACGGGCGCTCTGCCCGCTTAATCCGCTTGTTGAGTACTTCTACGAGGTACTCAAGATAGGGCAATTCCGCCTCCAAGCCCTTGAGGTAGTCTTCGCCAAGCACCTCGACATTGTCCCACGCGCTCGCTTCGATGAAGGCATACATGGCAGGGTTGGCCTTCGCCTTCTCCTCGAAGTCGAGTATCCAATACCCGGATGGCTTCCAGGGTATTGAGGTGTACAGGTTCACGTTGCGATATAGATCGCTTGTGAACTTATGCCGGAAGCCGCGAACCGAAGGCAGCAACACTTTCGTGTAATGCTCCTTGTGTACCAGGGCCGCCTCGTCCACATCTCCGGCGCAATAGGAGCCGCCTCGGGCCAAGTCGGGACGGTCGAGGCTGAGGCACTCGATTGCCGAGCCTTGCCATAGGCTCAGGATGTTTTCGTATTTTCGAGACGGCTGATAGGGTAGGGCGAAGTGTGCAGGCGGCTTTTTCCCTACGACGTAGTGCTTCCCTTCCTTCAGCCCGAACTCATTAAGTTTGCCCTCGATGGCGGGAAGCGTTTTAGTAAGGATTTGGTTGTACGTTGTTGAAGACAAGAAAATTTTGCCCCTGGGCAGTTCCCTGATGCGCATATACATCTGCCCGGCGATTACCGTCGATTTCCCCGCTGCGCGACCAGCAAGAAAAGTCTTGTACTGCTGCCGGGCTTGGAGGAATGCTAACTGCTTAGGATTCCAGTAGATCTTCCTCGACGATTTCTGCATCTTCGTATTGGGTTAGGGCTTTGGGGTCGGTTGTCCATTCCAGTGCGGGCAGTTCCATCTCGAAGGCGAAGGTGTCCTTCTCTTCGAGTTTCTGCGAGATTGCCGCCGCATCTGCGATGCACTTCCGGGCGGTTTCTATGTCTTCATCCGTCTCAGCCTTTTCAGCGAGTTTTAGCAGCCACTCCTTGAAAAAGTTCAGTTCGAAGGTCTTATCCACCTTCAGGATGTCCCCGAATAGAAATACGGCGTCATCCATATATCGCCGTACTGTCCTTTCAGACACTGCAATCGTTTCACTTATCAGCCTAATCCTGCCCAGTTGCGTTTTCTGCTCGACCATAATTGTCCAGACGCTCCGCATATCGTTAAGGTATTCGTCTTCCTCGTAAGAAAGCAAATGCCGTTTGGGTTCTACAAGGTGCATGTAGAGCCGCTCGATCCGGGTGCCGGACTGGAAATCAGTCTCGCTGAAGACTGTTATTTTCGATAGCCCTTTCCGCATGTGATCTGTATAGGATTAGGTCAGCGAGGCGAGCCTCGGCGGCCTTGATTTTTTCAGTTTTTTCGGGGCTGTCCGGCGCGATGGCCAAGTCGCGCAGCCGCTTTTTCTCCGCGCTTATTGAGGCCCGTATGCTGTTCAGTTTTTTCAGGAGTGCGACCGGATCGGTCGGCAGCGGGTATTTCTCGTCGCTTATTTCCGCCTCATGCTCGCCGGTCGCCTCGAAGTGCTCCATCTTGCGCTTCAGGGCAAGAAACTCCTGCCACATCGCCTGTATCTTGCTATTCACAACGAGCCTTTCGGCGTCGGTTTTGCAGTCATGGTAGCGGTTGCGCTCCTTGCGCATCGCTACATACAGAGATGCTTTTTCCTTGTTCAGCCACCGATACCGCTCATCGGTATGCTCGACTTCGCGTGCATCAAGCGGGGCGTCTCCGTTGTGAGCCGTTTTTTCGGCGGTTTTCAGCAGCCGGATGGCTTGCCTGAGCAGTAGGCGACCGGTGGGCGTGTTTCCCTCCGACATCGTTGCCAGTCCCGCGTAATCAGGCAGCGCGGTCTTGATGTGCGCGAGGTGTTTTTCGTACTCTACGTTGGTCATTCGGTAGGGGCTGGCTTTTCTTGCATTCCCGACTTGTCGGTAGAGAGTGCGGTAAGTTCATAGTCGCGGATGCCGTACTTAATCGACTTATCCCATCCCCGCGAATCTGCCACCGGCTTGAGCATCCGCATGAATGCCCTCCGAGGGATGGGCGTATTGATGATTAGCCACATCAGGAATGCGTTGCGTATTTCCGTGCCGCTGGACAGTTTGCCTGCCGTCTCGATGTTCGCGATGGTCGGGTGCATGCCTTGGCTGCTTATGTTCGCGGTATTCGATTTCTCGAACAACTCCAAGAGCGCCCCATCCTTCATGTCGTAGTTCAATGGGGTTATCTTGATGCCAGGATATTCTTTCCCCATGGCCTTATCAATCTCGTATTTCGAGATGACGGTGCGCCCAGAGTTATTCAGCCCCGCCAGCACATCGTTGATGTCATCTATGAAGTTCTGCTCCTGCTTTTTTGCCTCAGCCAGTACTGCAGACTTCTCCTCCTCGGTAAGTGCGGCGTTCATTTTCTCGTAGTCGAGAAAATAATCATGGGGTATCTGTATGTGCCAGCGGATGTTGTACCCATTCATCAAGTTGGCCTTGTGGAATGCCGGAATCTCGTTAGCAAGTTCAATCCACTCCCAACTGCCCCACCAACTCGGAATGGGGTAGTATCCGTCGTTGAACAACATGTCCCCAAGCGGCATGACAAAACGCGCTTGCTGCGCCGTTTCGCCCTGATACACATCAATTCCCTCGATTTTGTATTTTTTCGCTGTACTCTTTTCTGCCCAGCCGTTCGACCAGTACCACCGCTTCACCTTGCCCTTGTCGTCGGCCTTGGCAGCCCGCATGTACTTAGGCTCTTTGATTTCGATGCTCAGCACCTCTCCCGCAAGGTTGCGGACATACTCCGGCAGGATGATGCTGTGTTTCACCCAACTGGCGGCAGCGTCTTCCAGCACCTGCTCGAACCCGCTTTCTTCCATCCAATCGGCCACCGCTTGCGGCATTTCGACCTCTTCCACTACCTTTTTCAGTTTGCCCTTCGCGTCGGTTTCGTAGCGTTCACGGTAGGCCATAATGCCGGAGCCGACTAAGATATT